TTTTGCGGTCTTCAATTGCCTCTGCCAAACGCCTATCAATCTGCTCTGTAATTCTCTGCTCAATTTGAGGTGAAACGAGCTCATTTAGTGTCTGGCGTTTTCTTTTTAACATAAGCGCAGCATCTACCGCCATTTGTTTAAGACGAGATTCGGAACTCTGGAAAACTGTTGTATGCTCCAACGCACCACACACATCTGGTTTCTTTAAGTCCTTTATATGACCGAATCGTGTTTCAAATATGGCAATGGATTCTTTTGGGATTGGAGGTGATTGCTCAATTAATCTATCCAAATCCGCGCGACAAATCTTTAAAAAATCTAACGCATCCATTCTATCATCTGGTTTTAACGCAAGTTCAACTGCAATTAAACGCTGAAATTTACCCCACGCAATGCCTGCGACACGATGAGATTCTTCCATTTGAGCATACCGTAATCGGTCTCCAATAGTTGTTAATAATCCCGCAAATAATGAAATTGCGGCAATAACAAAACTAGCATACTTTTTAGCATCTTCGCTTTCTAAAATAGCCTGAACTCCTACATTTGAAAATCCGCTAATCGTTGACAAAAAAATAACTGGTAAACTAATCATTAGTGTTTTTACGTGAAAGGTTTTATCAGATTTATCGTGAAGCCATCTGTAGCAAATTGCGATATCACTCCAATCAGACATTAGACGCTCCTGTTCCCTCGTCCAACCATTCTGGAATCTCTTCTTTTTTGGTGGATTTTCACCGTTTGGCGAGGTTGACCTTGATTTATCCCCATCATTCGAACCATTTATAACCGTTACTCCCTCTTCAGACATTTTAAAGCTCCTACTTATTTAGAAGTTTTTTTATTGCTTTTTTCCGCACTTTTTGACCAAGTCTTTTTTGATTCCAGTCCTGTTTTATATAAAGTTTCAACCTCTTTCTCTGTTAGATTTGTAGCATCAACTCCTTTTGGCAATGATACAAATTGCGGCTTCTTTAAAGATGTTTTCATAATATATGGCCCATATTGTCCTGTGCGAATTATATAATCCTTGAATTGTTTAATTACATTTGTTCCACTGCCATTCTGTTTTGTCTCAAATCTCTCAATAGTTTTTTCTATTAATTCATCCGCTTGAAATGGGATTGATAATTCGCCGCACTGTAAATAATCACCAAATTTACCAGTTTTCTTTACAATTGGTTCACCATTCCATTCACCAATTTCATCTCCTGTTTTCTTTTTAGTTGTTTCTTCTTTAAATTTTAGGGCAATTTCTTCTGTCATATCTTCAAATGCTACTCCTTGTGGCCAACCGATAAATTGCGTGTCTTCCTTCTTGGCTCCTTCGATTAATAGTAGCGGTCCTTTTTTTGATTGAACGGCTTTAAGTCCCTTGATTGAGTTATTGAATTCTTTAACACGTGCATTTTGTTCATTGTTTGCGGTAACCCCTTTAAGTCCCTGTTTAGATGACAAATCTTCGTATCGGTCTTTATATGATGCCCACATATCTCTTAAGACTTGTTTCCAGAACTCCTCGCCACTCGCTACATTGTCTAGGCGTTTTTCCATTTGTGCTGTAAATCCGTAATTAAATAAATCTTCAAAATGTTTTAATATAAAGTTTAAAACTGACCGTCCCAAATCCGTTGGCACCAATTTATTCTTTTCTGCTCCTACCTTCTTCTTTAAGTCCTTCCCTTGGGGTGGCCACTGGCTAGGTTTTAGGGAATATTCTTTAATTGCGACCTCTTTTGCGGGAATATCTTTGGTTTCCACATAGTTTTTATCCTGAATTGTGGCAATGAGTGAAGCAAATGTTGATGGACGACCAATTCCAAACTTTTCAAGTTCCCTCACAAGCGTTGCCTCTGTATAGCGCCCCTGCGCTTTTGTTTCTTTGGGTTCAGCCTTAATATCCTTCCATTGAACTTTATCTCCTACGTTCATTTTTGTGGCTTTGGTCCAAGTATCTTCTTTTGAATCTTCTTCACTTGCGTCAGAATCGGCTGCATCATCAATTTGTGCTACTTTTCCAGCACGCTTCCATCCTTCAAATGTTGTTCGCTTCCATTGTGAAGACCAGGTAAAATCTTCATCACTGCTGCTAGAAGCAGCATCTGATGGCAAATCTTCTTGATTTGCCGTTTCACCGTCAATTTGTATCTTAATCTTACAAGTTTCTCCCTTGGCAGGGGACATAACAGATTGAATTGTTCTTTGCCAAATTAGATTATAGACTTTCTTATCATAGGTTGTCCAGAGACCATCTCCATTGGAGTTGTCCACCCCTTGCTTTGCAAGAAGGTCGCCTTGTGGCAATTCAGTTAATTCCATATGTGTTGGACGAATGGCTTCGTGTGCTTCTTGAGCCTTTACTTCTCCTGCTGCCTCTTCTTTTTTAGTTACATCCGCAACCTTTGGCTTCTTTTTACTTTTCTTTTCTTCTTTATTTGTTTCTGGTTCAATGGCTTTTTTAGCCCCAACATATTCCTCTCCATAAGTCTCTTGAACCCATTTTTTAGCCTCTGCGGTTGCTTCTTCTGATAAAACAGCTTTGTCCGTTCTATGATAAGTAATATGACCTGCTTCATACAACTTTTGCGCAATCTTCATTGTATTTTTAGGGTTGATACTATATAATGCGCTTGCTTGTTGCTGAAGAGTACTTGTAATAAGTGGTTCAGGTGCTTTTTCGGTCCAGGGACGAATATCTTTTGATTGAATGGATGCGTCTGGAGTTTCGTGAATAATTTCCATATAATTCAAGGCTGATTCCTCGTCCTCCAATTCATCATCCATTTTGGCTGGGAAGTCTTTAAGTTCTCTGTGTATGAAATTTGCAGTTAGTTGCCAACTGGATGATGCTTTAAAGTTTTTAATTTGGTCTTCGCGCTCTACTACTAATCTTAAGGCAGGTGTTTGACATCTTCCAGCAGAAAGTGAAGGGGCTACATAGCGCCACAATAGGGGACTCATTGTAAAACCAATCATCATATCAAGAATCGCACGTGTTTGTTGAGCATTTACAATATTCATATCTAGGTTTCTAGGCGAATTAATCGCATTTAGAATGGCTTTCTTTGTAATTTCATTAAATACGGCTCTTAACGCAGTTTTAGGGTCTAATTTGAGTAATAAACATACTGCATATGATATACCTTCACCCTCTCTATCGCCATCAGATGCTAGATAAATAGTTGTAGCCTCTGCTGCCGCATCTTTTAATTGTTTAATCGCTTTTGCTTTTTCTTTTAAGAATTGATACTTTGCTTCAAAATCGCGCTCAATACCAATTGCGTCTATTGTCTCTTCTAGAGCACGAATGTGTCCCATTGTAGCGATTACTCGCCATCCTGGGCCCAGAAAACCTTGGATTTTTTGACACTTTGCTGGTGATTCTACTATAACTAAATTTGTCATTTGATACACACTATGTATGTTTATGAATTATATTCAATTTTTCTATAAATTAAAATCTGCGTATAGAATATAAAATGATGAAAGGTAGTACAGAAGTTACTCTTGAAACAATTTTGATTTCCGTTTTAAATATCTCCGCGGTTTATGCCGCCGCTTTCACCTACAGACTTAACTGGACTGGTGTTATGGCCGTGATGATTGTTGCCTCCCTCTTTACGGCAATGATTACTCACTTCATCATCTCCAAGGCTATGTCTGTCAAAGCTCGTAGTGAAGCACTTATCAGTGAAGGTCTTGGTGTTATGGGTGTTGCTCTCCTCTCTTCTATCGCCATCCTTATCATCCTTACCCAGCGTTTCAACTTTGCTGAAGCATTAGGTATTTCTCTATTATCTGGTGTCCTAACCAGTCTCATCCGTCACTTGCTCCACTAAATATTTGCGGATTTTATTAATTGAAATATAGGAATATAAATAATTAATACATTCATTCATATAATATAGAATGACATCTATTAATCAATCTAGCGGTCAAGGAAGTTTGTACGAGCTTGTCGCTCGTGGTGTGAAAGATACATATTTCTTAAAAGATTCTCGCGAATCATCTTTTCCATATGATGCCAGTTATGATTCATCTGCACATCATCTTGCTGAACGCAGAACAATGGTTCCTCTTAATGGAACAAACTGGGGGAAATCATTTGAAGTTGAAATTGACCCATATGGAGATGTTATGACCGAATGCGCCTTTGAAATTGATTTACCAACTTGGTTGCCCCAGTTACCACTTATTAAAGATGGACCACTATATTTGCCCAAAACAATCAATGATTTATATTCCATTACTTCTAATACTACTCCTGCCAGGTCTTATGGTTATGTAAATTATATTGGGTATTATCTTTTTGAAAAGATTCAGTTCTATCAAGACCAGTTTTTAATTCAAGAGTGGAGTGGCGACGGGCTCATTGCTAAACAGGTCTCTGAAGGGTCTTACAATAGTAGTTTTTTAGAGCAAACTGTGGGCGGTCTATCAGAAACTATAAATACAACTACTAATATACCTACTAATCGTGGGCTTGAATTGCGGGCTACTCCTGGTCATTTACGAATTAAATTACCTCTTCCAGGTATGCAATGTCCTGGCGATGGTGGATTTCCCCTTGTAGCAATGAGTTGGCAAAAGTTTCGCATCAAGGCTACTCTACGCCCACTTGAAGACCTAGTTGTATGTAGTGATACAACAATTGATAAAAATATTCCTGAATTTTATCCTTGGAATGTACGGGAGTTTAAATATACAGATGAAAATGGGGACAATATTATATTTAATCCCTTGAATTTAACACAGATTGGTCAGCCAACTATTCTATTATCAACTATTCAACACTATGTACCTCCTCGTGTTCAAGAAGAACTTCGTTCAACTCCTATTCAAATTCCCTTTAGAATACAATATGAAAATGATTTTACTTTTGGTGAAATAGACTATGCTCCATTGGATAGAGGTGGGACTGCAGCAGTTACGCGCCGTCTAGATGGTCGTCATCCAACTGAAAAGATTTTTTGGTTCTTCAGAAGCCAAAATGCTCTCGATAGGAATCGACTTGATAACTTCTATAATGATTACTTTGACTTTAATTTACCATCTGATACGCAACCTTATACAATTCCATATGGGTCATTTTATTACAATATGAAGTTAGTTATTGCTGGACGCGACAGAGAAAGCGAATATGAACCTCTCTTATGGCAAGAAGTATCACAGTTAGTTAAGGATGAGAAACCCAGTGGATTAGGAATTGGAGAGATGAAATGGACAACTGGTGAAAAATATGGTGTTATTTATCCAGCGCCTCGACAACCAGAAGGAACCGTTAATTTTACTACTGCTGATAGACCAACGCTTCATATTGCTTTAGCAAATATTAGAAGTAATGTATGGTTAGCACAGCGTAAAACGGAATTTAGAGTTTTCACTGAAAGTTGGAATGTATATGATGTTCGCGAAGGACGTGGTAGAATGCTATTTGCCAGTTAGTTATTATTTTATATCCATATATTAATGAGTATTGTACGGCATAAAACGAATAAAAAGACTAATACATTATGTGTTGGCATTATTACTATACCGCATATGAAAAAGACTAAATATGGTTCATCTCATATTATGAAACAATATGTGGATTGGTTTGAAGACCGTGGTGTGCGTGTTATTCCAATTCCATATGATACTACACAGCACGAAGAATATTTTCATATGGTTAATGGTTTAGTCATTCCTGGTGGAGAAACTACATATATTATGAAGAATAAAACCTTTGTCGATTCAGTTACTCGTTTTTTTGAATTATCTTTGAGGGGTGATGAGTATTTTCCAATTTGGGGAACCTGTTTTGGTTTTGAAATGTTAATGTTTATAATTGGTGGATTTACTCGTCTTAAAGAATATCCTGGTCACGGATTCTATCCACTTCATATCACCGATGAAGGCTATAATTCTCGTTTATTTAGTTCATTTTCTAATCGATACATTAACTATTTGGAGCGCTATAAATCCTGTAATAATAATCACGAATATGGTATTTCACCTGCCGATTTTTTAAACAATCCACATTTGCGCAGATTTTATAGTATTCTTGCTACAAGTACAGATGAGACAGGTAAAGAATATGTTGCGGCAATTGAAGGGCGATTCTATCCAGTGTATGGAGTTCAATGGCATCCAGAGCGTCAGAAAACAACTGGGCCATTTGTCGATTTCTTTATTTTAGAGCTAAAGAAGAATAAACACAAGTGTATGACTCGAGCATTTTTAAGGAATCAATTGGAGTCTCGTAAATGTATTCAGTATTCAGAACACAAACATTTAGATTGCTACTTCTTTTGAATTATTTTTGTATATTTTAAATATATTACAGTATAATTTGTATAATGTAATATTAATTATGATAGTATTTTATATTATTACATAGATTTAAAACCGCCTCTCATCCATTGTGCGATTTTCATAGTATCAGATGAAACAAATAATGGTTGTGCGTTCCCATTTACAATTGCTAAAAATGCTGGAATAGAACGAATACCAACAAATTGCGCGGTTTCTTCATTTTCATCAATATTGCATTCATACCATTTTATTTTATCACTTAAGCCAACTAGATAATTCATATCTACTCTCTTACAAGGGCCGCACCAGTCCGCTCCCAGCTTTATTATAGATATTGGGTCGTGTGGTTTAGGAGGATTCTTTTTTATTAGACTCAGAAAGAACTCGTGGCTCGGGAGCGGAGGGATTTGGTGGTGGGTCGTCCCGTTGTGGCTTTGCATTCTGCTTGGAGCGACGGTAAGTTAAAATAAATCCAGACACAGCGATTATTCCAAATGTTCCTAATAATGTATATGCCAACATATTAGAATTTGAACCACCACCATCTTGTTTTAATCCTGTTAATCCTGCTAATGCGGCAGCAGCTTGTGGAACAGTAAATGCTGATAATTCTGGTCCAGATGGCATTGAAGATGCTTGACCCAGTGTTTTAACAACATTTGCTGTTTTACCAACAGCAGTAGCAACATTACTACCTAATTTTGTACCCGCCTCTATACCAAATTTTGCGGTTTCTATTGCTGTTTTTGCTGTATCAATTGCTTCTTTAGCAATAGGAACTGCCACATTTGTAACTGGTTTTATTGCCGTTTCTATTACAGTTTTAGCGGTTTGAGCAGGAGATCCAAATATATCTAATATGGGCCCAAATATATTTCCTAAAAAGGGGAAATTTGCTACAAACTTTTCAGTTATTGTTGCGGGAGGGGGGGCACCAAAATATTCCCAATTCTCTGATATAACCTCTTTTGTTTTAAAGAAGAACTTAAAAAGTTTATAGAGCCACCAGAAAAGTGCGATTGGGGCAAAAATTAATGTTATTAATGATACTAAACGAATAAGACCAGTTTTGTTATCTCCAACTATAAATGAATCCAGACCAAATAAGCCCCCAAAAAATAGGGCCAAACCATAACCAAAAAATGCCATATGTTTCTTATCTGGAACAGAGGAACCCAATACTCCAGCTGCAATTCCTTTAGGCCCTAGACCAGGAACACCTAAACCAAATACCTTAACAACATCCTTGTTGAAAACTGCTTGCGAAGCATCATATATCCACCATACACCTAAAAATAAAATATTTACCACTATTTTAGCCAAAAATGTAAGCGGAGAACGTAAATATAAATGGTCTAATGCTAAAAATCCACCTAATACACTTAATCCGAGAAATACATCATATGATAAATAAGTTGCCCCTTCTCCACCCTCTTTTACATTAGTACTTGATTCATTTGCTACAGGTTTGGCATCTTTTCGCCAAAAATCAATTTGAGATACGCCAGAGCTCATTACTGTCTAATGTGACTTTTTTAGGTCATCTTTGACTCGATTTGTGGCAAAGATAACTTAATAAGATTTTTGATTTAGTCAAAATATAATTATTAAATTGTAAATAAGAGCCCTCCAAAACCATTAATTACACGGAATACATTATAATTATGTCCGTAAACGACAATATGCGCATTTCCTCGTTGTTGCCAAGAAGGAATCATTGGATTTGTTAAAACGGGATTCATTTGTATTTGCCATACAATACTATCAATACGACTGGCATTCATTGTTCCTGTGGGTTGCGCATCTTCTGGTTGAAGTGCGAAAGAGTAATTGTAAATAAAGGCATTAACCGGAGTGGTAGTGTGATGTTCATAGGGTTGCTCTAATCTGAAATATTGTGGTACTCTTGCCATAAAACGGTCATAACCATCCAATTGTAATTTAGCTGTTGCTATTAAATCCATTCTTGATGCGGGAGCATTTGAATTCATATATGGTGCGACCAGAGCGGGAACGGGCTCGCCAATTGCCAAGTTACTGTAATTAAACCATTCATTGCGATTTATCATTTCATCACGTTTGACCACAAACATAAATTCCTTAATCGGATGATTAAACTCTACAGAGATTGTTGCCGTATTTTGCTGGGCTGATAAGGCATATGGCGGAGTGTATTGAACTTGCTCAATGATGTACTCGTGTGATGTACTTACAAACATACGGCGTTCCTCCACATCCAAGTAGACATATTCACCCCACAACATCATATTCACAATCTGTGTCGTACAATCTACATTGATTTGGCAGGCGGGTTTCCAATCAGACTGGTCAACTGGATTTGGTGGAGGAGCCCAGAATAATTGCTGTAGAGGACGGAGTGTAAGATTAATACGAATTGGACTGTATTGGAGGGCAAGAAGGGGAATATAGAGACCAGGATTTCTACAAAAATAGAATTGAAGAGGAATAAGAAGACGCAAGCCTTCAGATTGTGCTCCTGGAATAAAATTGGGTGGAACATATTGTTCAAACCTACCAAGCATTTCATTTAGAGCATCTCTTTGACCAGCGGGTGTAGTAAGTTGAGTCCAGATTTCCATCCATTCACCTGTTTGGCGGTCAATTTCCTGCTCACCAACTTCAAATGTTATTTCCGCAATTAATGCGTGACCAATTGAGTTAGTATATGTTAATAAGTTACCTTCTGTGTCATAAATTCTTGGCAGGGTCACATCTAAATACACTCTGCCGAGTAAGTCACCTCTGCGTGGGATAAGACAAGTAACACGTTGACCAAAATTTGGTGTACCATCAAAGTACATGGGTTGAGATTCAGTCGCAAAGTTTGTATGACGACGATAAACCATTTTAAAAAAACTAGTTTGAGGGTTTCCTGTAAGGAAAAGGTCTTGCTTTCCCGTTGCTACAAGTTGTAATAAACCACCTCCTGCTGGCATCCTGTTGAATGTTCCGGATATTAAATATTTAATTTTGTTTCGCACCTAAAGTATAAGATTTTTTATCCCAAAATCCATTCTCACTCGTTTTATAGATGAGTTCTTCAGGTATTAATGCCATTAATAGTGGTCCTTTGAATATAAGGACTTATAATAACTCCTCGAATAATAATACATTTATTCTGGGTAATTATGATATTCCCGTTTCAAGTAACCTCATATTAATCACATCAACAAATGGTCAATTAGCCCCTTCAAATAATATTTATGTATCTTCCATTGCTATTTCTAGTCTTGTTGCTTCTACAATTGAGATTAAATATGCTAAAATTTCAACATTAATTGCAGTTAATGCAACTATATCAACTACTTATTTGTCAACTGTGTCATCAATTGGAGAGAATATTACATTTATCACACCTGTTACATTTGATAAGCTTGTTACCGCACCTTTAGTACATTTCTCCACTATTTCATCTATTGATGGGGAAGTTACATTTACAGCGCCTCTTATCGCACCCATTACGCACTTTTCAACTGTGTCTTCTATTGGAGATGGTATAACATTTACTGCACCACTTGTATTAACAGAATCTGGTGCTGAAAGTACAATTATGCCTGCTAATATCAGTATTTGGGGTAAACCTGCTGGAGACCCTATATATGAATCTTTTCCTAATTCTATAACATATACAATTAACTCAACTATAAATACAGTAAATTTCCAATTAATAGGTGCTGGTGGACATAGTACATTTTCAAATCCATTGATTTTGACTGAACAATATCCAGGTTATGGTGCATATATTGCAGGTACACTAAAGGTGAAACAGGGCGATTCTCTTGTATTTACTATTGGAGGCCTTTCTGACCAGAGTTCTGGTGGAACATCTCTTATTTATGTTAGTACAACTGGTAGTGGACACGTTTCAACATTGGTTTGTATTGCTGGTGCAGGGGGTGGTAATGGTTATTCACCTGATTATTTATCTACCAGTTCAGGTGGTGGACACGGTGGCGGCGGCTCTGGTACTATTAATATTGGCGGATTAACAGACTACATAGCTAAAGGTACTCTCGGTTACGATGGATTTAGTACTATAAATGGTATATTACAATCAGTTGTTGATGGTGGACAAGGAGGGCAAATAACTAGTGGTGGATTAGGAGGAACAGGTAATCCATCGTCTCCTTATCCTGGAACAGATGGTGATATTGGTGCAAATCATTCTTGTACATTTCTAAATGGTGGTATAGTTAGTGGTGGAGCTGGTGGACAAAGTAATGCTGCAAAAGGTGGTTGGGGTGGTTCTGGTTACACTGGCGGAGGTGGAGGTGGAGCTTTAAGTAGCATAAGTATAAGTACAAGTGCTGGTGGCGGTGGTGGTGCTACATATATTGCAACCTCAACCCTATCTGGATTTTTGGAAAATGTAGTCTGTTTAGGTGGCCAATTCTTACAAAATAATAATGCTGCGCCTATTGGAGGAAATTATGGATTGCCCAATAATCCTGGTTATGGTATAATTGAAGCATATACTCCAAATTGTACTCTTTATACAAATGGTGATATAGATTGCCGTGTTTTAAGATATCAACAACTTGATCCTCCAATTAATGCTATTGGTGGAGTTGCGGCTCTTTGGTCTTTATATCCTGCTATTGATATTGTTAATATGAATAATAATCCTATTAATGAGTGCGGTGGTTTAGAAATTTCTGAAAATGGTATGGATGTTACTGGTCCTACAATAATTAGTGGTGATACTTTTGTTTACAGTTCTATGAATTCTATGTCTCCTTCCACTTTTAGAATTGAATTAGGCTCGAGTGCTAATTTACTTGTATACAAAAGTACTGTATCTGGTTCTGATGCGACAGTTGTACAAAATACTGGTGGAGGTAGATTAGTATTGGGAACAGATTCACCTGCCATTTATATGAATGGATTATCTCAAGGCAACAATAATGTTGGTATTGGAACCACGACACCAGATGAAAAATTAGATGTTGAAGGTAGTATTAAAGTTGGTGGTCCTACTACTGGCAATATACGTATTACTAATACATCTAATGGTCAAAGTTACATTCAATTTGCTTCTACTAGTGTAAATCAAGGTATATTAAATTTTGCAAGATATGGTACAACGGATGCTACTATGACTATTAATACATTTACTGATAGGGTTGGAATAAATACAAATAATCCTTTATATGATTTAGATATTGTTGGTACAACTAGAATAAGTAGTTTATTAATTAGTTTAATTAGTACTTTGCATCCACAAATAACTATCAGTGCTGGAAATGTATCCACTGTTGGTAATGCTTCTGTAACTGGCAACTTTACTGTGAATAATACTATTTATAGTGATAAGATAAGTTCTAATATAATATCATCTGGAATTATCTCATTGGGATTATTAAATGTTGATACTATTTCTTCTGGAATTATTCGTTCTGGTCAAATTAGTTCTAATACAATATCATCTGCTATTGGTCTAATTAGTTCATTATATGTTAATACAATTTCTTCTGGATTAGTTCGTTCTAATCTAATAAGTTCTAATACAATATCATCTGGTATTATTACAGTTGGTAATTATTTATCAACAAATACAATTAATATGACAAATGGACAAATAAGTGCATTAGATGTAGTTAATACAAATAGATTAAGTTCTAATACAATTTCTTCTGGTATTGGGCTATTTGGTAATTATCTTTCAACTAATACTATTTATATGTCATCAGGTATTGGTCAAATTATAGGTGTTAGTACAATAAATGGATTAGTTTGGCCACCACAAGATGATGCTTTATGGTCTGGTTCTCTTACAGGAAATATTTATAATGATAATACTGGAAATGTTGGTATTGGAACAAATTCACCAGATGAAAAATTAGATGTTGAAGGTGCTGCTAGATTTGGTATTTTAGATGAAGGTTATTTGCGTATTGCTTTTTCAAATGGTACAACTTTTATTCAACCCACTTCTACTATTTCCTCTGGAATGGGAGGAATACTGCGTTTTACAACATATGGTAGAGATGATACTACTATGATAATTAATACTTTTAATGATAGAGTTGGAATTAAAACAACAAGTCCACAATATGAGTTAGATGTAAATGGTACAACTAGAACTAGTAGTTTAATAGTTAGTTCAATAACTACTTTACAACCACAAATAACCATAACTGCCGCCAATGTATCTACTGTTGGAAATTCAATAATTACTGGCGATTTAATTGTAAATGGTACTATTAGTCATCCTGATGTATCACCAGTAGGTGCTATAACTATGTATGCTGGTTCTAGTGATCCTGCAGGATGGCTATTATGTGATGGTAGAAGTTTAGCTACTACTGGTACATACAGTGAATTATTTAATGTTATTGCTTATACATATGGTGGGAGTGCTAGTAATTTTTTAATTCCTGATATGAGACAAAGATTTCCTGTTGGTGTTGGAGGAGGATACAATTTAAATACAAAAGGTGGTGTATCTTCAATTACTTTAACAACCGCTCAACTCCCATCTCACTCACATACAATTACTGATCCAGGGCACAGTCATACAGCTACACATGATTTATATTGGAATAATACTGCTCCTGGAAGTGAATCTGCTAATTGTTATGAAACAGATCAAATAGGAAATCCAAATGGATTTACTATAACAATTAGTTCCTCAAAAACAGGAATTACAGGTACAAATAATACAGGTAGTGGTAATCCAATTGATAATCGTCCACCATTTATTGGTATTAATTATATAATTAAATATTAAATAATAATTCATAATCTCGTTGTATTTTATACAAATTAATTATGATATAATTAGATAGAATGTCTTCGCGTGATTTTGGATTTACTACACTCCGAAACGTGACCGCATATCAACCCAATAATTTATATGTGCCACAAAACAGAGTTTTAGCAACAAGTACAAATGGGGCTGCTATATTTTCAGACAATATAACTATTAGTTCCCTTAATGCCTCCACTATTGATGTGGGAACAAAAACAGTACAATTTTTACAGGTATCAACTATATCCTCAACAACTATAGTTCATAGATTAAATATACAAGCTGGAGCAAATGATGGTGTGAGCGGCACTGGTTATATTTCAGAATTTATTCGTACATCAAGTTCTGGAACAAAAACAATTGAATACCAAGTAGCAAGCGATGGCGGTACATCTGGTCAATGGCAAGATGCTAGATATGTTTCTAATCCTGCTAATTCACCTGCTATCGCTCAAGTATGGGGTATTGTAACTAGTTCTAATATAAATCTTATTGGTTCAACCATTGGTGATATTCGCTTTTATCAATCAGTTTATGCCGATAAAAAATTAGAAGCATCCTCAATTAATACAAATGATATTACTGTATCAAATGAAATAAAAATATTAGATGGCACAAGTACATGTATTCTTGATGCAGAGGGATCCGATTTATATGTTAATGGACATAGAGTATTAACTGGCGGCACTATTAGTACAATTTCATCTCTATACTGGTCTTCAGTTGGTGCCACTGGCACTATTTACAATGATAATATTGGTATTGCTCCCTATTATTATCGAGTCGGTGTTGGAACAAATGGTACGCCTTTAAATGCTACTCTTGATGTTCTAAACACTGCTAACGCTAATCTAAATGTTTTTAATGTTTCTTCATTTGCCAATAATTTTTATATCGAAAATGTTAGTTCTGCGACTAGTAAGGATATGATTGCGATTTTAACAAATAATCAAGATAATGGTGTAGGTCCATCATTTAAGTTTAAGAAATCTATTAATTTTAACTCTACAGTCTCTGGTACTGAACTTGGCTATCTGGATTTTCAGGGAACAACTACATCTGGGACTTATGGTAGAGGCGCATATATATTAGGATTACAAAATGGCGAAGCAAGTGCTACATATGTACCAACTGATTTACAATTTATAACGTGTACTTCAACTTCTGGAGCGACACGTATGACTATTACAAATGACGGTAAGGTTGGTATTGGAACCACTACTCCTATTGCTCCTTTAACTGTTAATGGTACAATTATATGTGGCTCTACTAATGATGGTGTATTAAAATTAGGAAATCAAACTGGTAATTTTTATATTGAATCTGCTCTATCAACAATTTCTGGTTCTGGAAATAAATTATTTTTTTCAAATTGGGATAATCATACAACTACAATGGTTATAAATACTTCTACACAACAAGTTGGTATTGGTACACCTAATCCACAATATGCTCTTGATATTGTTGGCTCTACAAATATAACTGGGATTTTGTATTCTAATTTAATTAGTTCAAATCTGATTTCTTCTGGAACTGGTCTATTTGGAACATTAAATGTTGATACAATTTCTTCTGGAATAACCCGTTCTAATTTAATTAGTTCAAATCTGATTTCTTCTGGAACTGGTCTATTTGGAACATTAAATGTAGATACAATTTCTTCTGGAATAATCCGTTCTAATCTAATTAGTTCAAATACGATTTCTTCTGGAATTATAACAGTTGGTGATTATTTATCAACAAATGTAATACATATGTCAACAGGTCAAATTATAGGAGTTAGTACAATAAATGGTGAAGTGTGGCCACCTTTAGATGATGCTTTATGGTCTAAAAGTGGTAATAATATTTATAATGATAATAGTGGTAATGTTGGTATTGGAACTAGTGCGCCATCTGAAAAATTAACTGTTGAAGGTGGTGTTAAATTTGGTTCTACATCAGCTGGTTATATGCGTTTTGCTTTTGTAAATGAAACATCTTTTATTCAACCTGCTCTTACTGCTACAGATGGATCAGGAGGTAAATTACATTTTTCACAATGGGCTTCTACTGATACTACTATGGCTATTGATACAGGAGTACATAGGGTTGGTATAAATACAACAACGCCACAATATGCTCTTGAGGTGGCTGGTACAACTCATATCTCAACATTTCTATCAACGAATACAATTAATATGACAAATGGAGTTATTAATGGTGTGAGTACAATACAAGTTGGAACAGAAACTATATCTAATCAAATTGTTAGTGTAAAACTATCAAATGCTATTAATTGTAATCGTTTTGAATATAATGGATTTGACCTTGTAGGAGTAAGTGATATACCAATAATAAAATTAGTTGATGATTCAGGTGTTGATAAAGGAGATATTTTAGAAATGACTACAGATGGTGGTACTGGTATGAATATTACAATTTTATCTGCTGCATCAGATAATTTAGCAAAAGCAAATACTGGATCTATCCAATTTTCAGATGATGGAACTGTTGGTATTGGAGGTATCCCTCTTCCTGCTACGGATAATATTAAACTAAAAGTTTATGGTAATATACAGGCAGATAATGTTGTATTTCCATCAGATATACGTTTTAAATCTAATATTTCTACACTTATAAATTCTCTTTCAACAGTTAAAAATATGAGAGGTGTTTCATATACTTTAAATAAAAATTCAATAAAACAAATTGGTGTAATTGCTCAAGAAGTTGAAAAATGCCTCCCTGAAGTTGTAATGACTGATTCATCTCCTGAACAATTTAAATCTGTATTATATGGAAATATTGTTAGCGTACTCATTGAAGCAATTAAAGAATTATCAAATGAAATTGATATTATAAAAACTAAACTAAATATTTAAGCAGGCTGAATTGGAATCTTCCAATAACTTCCATTTAAACAAATTAATATTGATGAATTGAGCGGTAGTGTAACACCAGTTGAAATAGTCGATGGAATCATACAGAGCGATGAAAATATTAATTCACCTGTTCTAATTGATGATGTTACTATAGACGATGCTGATATTGTAGAATTAACTGTTATATTATTAACATTAATTGTACTAACTTGCAATGTATTACCGCTCATTGATATAAAACTAATAGGCCCTGTTGCATTTATTGTTGAAGCATTTATTGTTGAAGCATTTATTGTCGAATTAATATTAAGTGTATTTGCTGTAATAGTACTTCCTGACATTGTTATAAAACTAATAGGACCTGATGCACTAATAGTCGAAGCATTTATTGTTGAATTAACTGTTAAAAAATTAACTGATTCATTATTTACAACAAGTGAACTAACCCCTAATGAACTAATTGAACCAGTTGTTGTAAATAAATTAGTTGTATTTGTTGTTGAAGCATTTATTGTCGAATTAACCGTTAAAAAATTAACTGATTCAGATATAACCGATAAGGAACTAACCCCTAATGAACTAATTGAACCAGTTGTTGTAAATAAATTTATCGTATTTGTTGTTGAAGCATTTATTGTCGAATTAACCGTTAAAAAATTAACTGATTCATCATTTGCAACAAGTGAACTCACTCTCAATGAACTAATTGAACCAGTGGTTGTAAATAAATTAGTTGTATTTGTCGTCGATGCATTTATTGTCGAATTAACCGTTAGAAAATCAAATATACCTGTTCCACCAGTTATAGAACTAATTGAAATAGAACTTGCCAAAAATGAATCAACTGCGAGAGAACTAATAAATCCTGTTGTCGCGTACAAACTATTTGTAATTAAATTATCAATATTTGTTTCACCTGTTATAATTGTACTTGTAGTATCAATATGTAATGTATTTGTTAAAATTCTTATTTCATCACTTGTAGGAATATTTGTAATAGTTGATATAGATAGTGTATATGTTGTTAAATCGACAACAGATGATAAATTCTCAATAATTGATGAAATAATCGCATTGATTTCATTTACAATATTATTAAATTGGGTCTGTTTAACAATATTTGTTGGCGGAGAATATGGCGATACCAAAAATGGGTTATTATTATTTGAAATAAATAAGTTTGAATTTGATACTTGTAAGTTATTTCGCTCTTGAAATATTCGCGTATCTGACCTTTCTGGCAAGTTTTGACCCTGAATTCCATACATTCCGTTATCCCTATTATCAGACTATTTCTTTATATAGTCCTTTGATTACGGATATAAAGAAAAATTATACCACAATTAGTAAGAAATGAATGTAAACGGGTCTCATTATTATATGCCCTATGATTCTGACTTAGACTCTGAAACAGAGTCACATTCGGGTACAGATACGGATAGCGATTATGATAGCGATGATTTACCTGAATCTGAAGACCCTCGTATTAGACGTGAAGAAGACCCTCGATATGCCATAATTCGCGCTGCTGGCCCCAATTTTAATACATCTGAACAGCAACTCAAATATATGGAACATGCGCCTGGTGCAGCATATGACCCAAGTACGAATATAACCAGTTTAAGTTCCTTAACATATTTAAATCCACCTAAAACAACACAAACTAGCCTTTTTAGTGTTAAAGCAATTAACAGAGACCCCAGTGTGTGGACAAGTCCTTTTAATTTTACACTTAAAACACCCAGAGTCTATAAAAATGTAACTAAATTACAATTAGTTCAAATATCTTTTCCCAATAATACACAAGCCTTGGCTACACCCGCTAATTTTGTAGAAGCCTTTATAACTGCATTAATTTCAGAAAATATACCTCCTGAATATATTAGTA